TGTGCAAAACCCATTCCACTAACACCCTTAATGATGTAAGCTGGGATTCCATCTACGTACATAATAAATCTATTAGCAACTTTTGGTTCAAAGGCTGTGAAAAATATTTCGTTTGGGTTTAATACTGCCATTTTATTATTGTTTTATTTTTATTTTATTATAAATATTATATCTTTTATTTTTTATGCTGGGAACGTTGCTCCTGTTGGTAAAATATTAAAGTCTAGGTATATAAATTCAGCTGTTTTAGTTGGCTGTAAATATATTGCACCTACCATTTGGTTTCTATCAACAACATCTGGTCCATTATTAGCTGCATCCATTTGTACTTTAAAAGCATATAATCCTTGTCTTTGTTGTACTGACTCTAAATATGGATTTACTTGTCCTAAGAAATTATTTCTTGTTGCTGCTGTATTTTGTTCAAATACTAAATTATCAGCAATTTGTGAAATATAAGACTTAAGTTCAATTAACAATCTTCTAACATTTACTCTATCTAAAGCACTTGCTGCAGCTTGTAACGTTTTCTGACCGAATACTACAACTCCTCTTCCTGGGAATGTAGCAATTGGATTAACTTTTCCTGTATATAGATCATCTCTATTAGTTTGAGTTAATTTTCTTTCTGCTTGAGTTACTGTACTTAAACCACCTCTATTAATTCCAGCGGGTGCGAACCAAGCTTCAGCTGACTTGTCATTATACGCATATACACCAGGGATTAACGCTGATGGTACTGCCCATACTAACTGTCTTGAATCTGGGTCTGCTAGTTGTAACCATGGCCAATAAGCTGCAACATATGAATTATCAACTGACGCTGCAGTTCCTGTAGCTGCTGTAATTGTTGAACCATAATTTTCTAAATCCATAATTGCGATTGCATCTCCTCTATTTTGAGTATTTGAAATCATTGAATTTAATGGAGTAGCATGATTAGCATTTGAATAAACTAATCCCGGAGCTGTTATAATGTTATATCTATAATCATCTCTATTAGCTAATAGGTTAAAGGCTGTTGTATATAATCCAACTCCTGATCCCATTTCTGTAGCTCCCATACCTTGTGAATCTGTATCATTTATATCTTGGTAGTAATTAATACCTGCTCTACCACCTATTAAATCACCAGTACCACTTTGCATTGATCCACTTTGTGCACGTGGAATTGAAGCTGTAAATTCTGATTTTGCAGATCCATTGTTATCAAAATAGTCTGGAGTTTTTAATGCTACTGATTTTACTCTTACATATCTTGAAGCATTTCTATAAGATCCAGTTACTTGACAATAAGGATCTACTGTTGAAGCTCCTCTTAATGATTTTGTTTGGTCACCAACAATTCTAGCTATATAGTTAGATTGTTTTGGATCTAATGATACGTTAGGGAATATTTCTAATATTGATTTAGCTTTTGCTGTATCATTACCTTGTCTAATTATTAAACTAAATACACCTGAACTTGTGTTAGGTGCTTGAATTTCCCATCTAATATTATTTGAAGATCCACTATCTAATGTTCCATTTGAACCTGTTGGACCTACACTATTCATTATAGCACCATCTGTTAGTGTTTCTAATGTAAAGGCATTTGAATCAATTATATCTGCATCTACTAATGTTACTAACATATCAGCATCTGAAGAACCTATATTAGCTGCTGCAACTGTTACTACATCACCTACTGAGTATCCTGATCCTTGAGCATTTACTGTAATTGTAGTTGGTTCAACTAATAAATCACCTGCTACTAATGTTACTTTAACATCTACAGTTCCACCAATTGTTGCTGATGCGATTGTTAAAATGTCTGTAGCTACATATCCTGATCCTGGTGTTGTTACTGTAATTTCACTTACTGCTTGGCCTACATTTACTACAACAGTTGCAACTGCTCCTGTTCCTGTTCCTCCAGTTAAGGAAACATTTGTATATGTGTTAGCTGTACCATCTGATGTATTTGTTGAAATTGAAGCTACTAATGCATCTACAGTTGTTAATAATTTACCATTGTTAACTGTTGTTGTTACATCTAAAGTTAATCCTGATCCTCCTGCTGGAGACACTGTAGTAGCAACTCCTGAATAAGTACTTGCTGCTCCTCCTGTACCACCTGATGTTAGTGATCCTAATAAATTACCACCCGCTTCTGGAATACCACTTTCTACCTCGCTAAATACTGTTGTAGATACTGCTGGAGCCCATGATCCTGAAGCTACTCTATTTACTATTAATGATGTACCACCATTATTAAAGTAATTATACGCTGATATAGAAGTAAAGAATGTGTATTCGTCTGAACCACTTTGGAAAGTACTTCCGTAATTAGCTAAGTACTCTGAATAACTAGTAACTAGTTTCGGAATACCTACTTTACCTAATACTGTAGGACCAACGATAGCCGCACCGGCTTGTACTGGTTGCGAAGTTATTTGAGATTGATCATTTTCTCTTGCTAATACTCCTGGGGAAATTAATGTTTCTGCCATTTTATGTTATTTTTATGATAAATATACTAAATTTTTTCAAAAGTTTATTTATTTGGTAAAAACTCACCACTTTCTAAAGAAATTTCTCCGTTGCCATATTTATCTTCTAATTCTTTAGCTAACTTTATTTCTTTTTGTTGTAAACTTTTTAATTGTTCTTTAATTTGTTCTTTTTTTATTTCTAAATTTATTTTTTGCATTTCTATAACGCCTGTAGCTTCTGTAAGATCTCTATATTGTTTTTTTAGATCTTTTAAACTAGAAACTTCATCATTTGTTAAAACTTTTTTTTCCATAAACTTTAATTTTTATATTCTATTATACATATTAATCTTTTCCTGTAAGATTACCCTAATTCAATTGATCGTGCAATTGAACCTGAGTTCATCATTGCTGTACCCCACATTTTAATTTGTCTTGGATTAGCACTAGGAGCACTTGTTTTTAATATTTTTACACTAGCACCTACATATTTACTTGGAGCATTATATACTGAAGATGAATAGGTATATGCTGTACCTAATGTTTTTGTATGTCCTCCATTAATTACACAAGTAACTCCTGATGCAGAAAAATATTGTACTTGGATTCCATTTTCTGTTGTTGTATCTGTACCATCACCTACAAGAACTAATTCTAATATTTGTCCTGTTTGAGCCATATCAACCCAGTTAGTTATATCAGCAGTTGCTGTTGTTACTGCTGAATTCGCATCATCATTTATTAAACATACACTTCTACTTATATTAACAAATCCATTTCCATCAAATCCATCACCAAGTGATCCTGTTCCATCTTTAATTAAAAATCCACCCGATAAATTACTTGAATAATCAAAGTTAGATGCTGCAAATGTTCTAAATGGTGTCACATAAGAACCTGATACTCTTACAGGTCCTACTACATCTAATACTACTGCATTATTTGGATTATTTGTTCCAATTCCAATTAATGGTCTAAGTGAATTATTTTCTGCTATTAAATGTGTTATAGCATTTGTTGAATCATATAAAGCGAATCTATCATTTGATTGGACCCCTAATCTCCAACTAATAGCATCATTTATAAATCTTGTATAAACAGTACCACCAGTTTCACCTGATTCTAATTTAAGAGCTATAGACCCTGTTTTTAAAATATGTAAATCAGCATCAGGATTTGTTGTACCAAAACCTATATTAGGAGCCCCTGTTCCATTTCCTAAAAACATTTTATCATTATCTTCTGATGATAATTTTACTTTTTCTTGAAATGATGAATTTAATATTCCAAAATCACCAGCAGTTTGACCAGCATTGTTTTCAAAAGAAAATAATATATTACCTGAATCATTTTGTATTTCAGCAATTCTTGATGCTGCTGATGCTGATGACCTAACGGTTAATTTTGAATTTGGTGAAGTGTCACCTATACCTAAATTTTTAGAAAAATAACTATCTGCATTTGAATGTAATCTAATACCATCATCTTGATTAGATCCACTTAATATACCTACAAATCCATCTCCACTTGCATCAATTTCTACTTCAAAAACATTAGCTCCTGCATTTTCTTTTCTTATAGCCATAACTCTAGACGCTGCTGAGGCTGATGATTCAACCGCAAGCATAGTACCTAATGAACCTGAAGGTGAAACACCTATACCTACTTTTGATTTTAAAGCTTCTTGTGATAATAATAATTTATTACCATAAGCACTAAGTGGATAAGAATTATTTCCTGCTCCTGATCCTGTAAACATTATGTCAAAATGATCTGTAGAAAGATTATCAGACATTCTTACTCTTGCAAAAAATTCCTCTGATGCATCCGCTCCATATTCTAACCTCATATCATCATTAGCACCATCAAGATGCATTGCTGTAAAAGTATCAGGACTTGATACTTGTGGGAGTTTAATTGAAGCTTCAGATAAAGTACCTTGAAGAGCTGCTATTAACTGTCCAGCGACTCTTACTCTATGTGATGTTGTTACATCACCTAAAGAAGCAGATGATAAAGCATAAAATCTTGCATTTACTTTTGCTGCACCTGAAACTACTAAATCATCAAATGAAGCTGATACATAATCAACTCTACCTGTTGAAATTAAATCACTAATAGAAGCTGATGTTACAGTTAATTTTTGTGCAGAAGAGTCAAATAATAATCCTGCATTTGTTTTTGTAGGTAAATTCCCTGTAGCTGCTGTGTAAAAAGGTATAAAACAAGTAGTATCTACTGCCTCATTTGTTAATGTACTAGCTTGTGCTGTAACTGCTGAGTTAGCAAATGATGAAGTTCCTACAAATCCTACTGTTGTAGCTGCTGTAACGGATGATTCAAATGATTTTCCTTTTAAATTTCCTGTATTAGCATTATATTCTAAACCTCCAGTTGCACCACCTGCTCCTACTGTGTCTGTATTTTTTAAATTTTGTGTACTACCACCAACTGATGAAGATGGAGAAAAAACTATAAAATTAGTTTCTGCTGCTGTTTCTTCTGATACTGTTACTGTTGCTGTAGGACCAGATACCGTTCCTGCTGACGTAGCATATATAGCTTCAGAAGCTGTACCATTCATTTGTGTATTTGCTGGTAGATTTAAAGATCCTGAAATTGTAATATCATATGATTCTGCTCCAGTAAAAGCTTGGACTGATTGACTAACCTGAGCGGCTAATACTGGGTTACCAGTTGTTATACCACTATTCGATAATGTTTTTGCCATGTTAAGGAAATTATTTTAAACGTATTTTGTTATAAATATCACAAAATTCCTAACTGTTTATTTATTGCGCTTATTACTGTAGAAGAAGGAATTGATTTAGTACACTCATAATGTCTATCTGTATCTTTATGTTCAGGACACCATTCCCAATCACCCGCGTTTAATTGAACTTTATTAAAACAACCATTACAATTACCTTCAGGTGTAAATACTCTTTCACAATCTTCAAATTCGCTGTAAGGTTCACTAAAACCAGATATCATTGTAACAGGTGTTCCTAATCCCCATGCTAACCAACTTAACCCACTTCCTATACCAATAAAAGCTTTAGCATTCATTATATCATTAGCTCTTTCACTTAATGGAGCATCTCCTGTTTTATCAATTACACCTTTTAAAGTACCACCTAATTTAGAATCATGCCATTCATCACCTAAAGGTTCTTGAGTAATCATTACTACTTTATAACCATTATTATTTAAATGATCAATTACATCTTGCCAACCACCTTTACGATTCCAATATTTAGCGTGAGCTGAACCATGGGGAGCTATTACAACATAATCTCCTTTAATGGTTGATCCTGTATTTTTAAATGTTAATTTAGGTTTTATTTCTTTAAAATCTAATCCTAAAATATCAGAACAAGTCTTTCCTAATGGATTTTTTCTAAAATCTGTAGGTGTTTTATTAAAGTTAATTGTATTATTTTCATCATATTCAGCTTTATCATAATACCACCCAATATCATATCTAGCATATAAATTATAAGCTGTATCTCCTGGTTCTATAAATTTTAAATCAGGATAATTTTCTTTAAACCACTCATTATGAAAAGTTGAAATTACAACTTCACATTGATGTTTTTTTCTAAATTCTTCAACATAAGGAAACCATGCTAAAGTATCACCAATTGCTTTACTATCAAAACAAATCATTACTCTTTTACCTTTAGCATCATACTCACATTCATGTATTACTTTACCTGTATTTCTATTTTTTACTCTAATTAAATAATCAACAAAATATCTAGTATTAGTTCTAGTCCACATATTATTACTAATGTCATGATAATGTAAAAATTCATTTGTTTTTTTATCAATAAATTCAATTCTAAATTCTGTATCTTCAGCCCCTCTTATTTCACAAAATGCTCCTTCTACAAAATGAATATTGTATAAAAAATCATCTTTTTTAGGTTTAATTCTTAAATTTTCTAAATTATTATATTCTTTTATTAATACTTCTTTCATATCATTAAGTAATCTTTAGTTTCTTTTTGTTTATCTAATATTCTATATCCTAATTTTTCTAAATAAGGAATAACTCTATTATCTCCATGATTATTTTCCTCTAACCATATTAATGGTTTGTCTCTTTTTAATAAATTAGTCATTCCTTGCATACATGCTAATTCATGTCCTTCAACATCAATTTTAATAAAAGATACTTTAGGTAAAATTATATAATCTAATGCTAATACTATATTTGGATTATTACTATCTTTAACAACTCTAACAACACCACTATTATTTTTATGTCCATCACTAAAATGTACTATACTAGTTCTACTACCTACTCCTACATTAAAACATTTAATACCTTCATATCGTTTAGTATTTTGAAGTAATAATTGATAATTTTCTAAATATGGTTCAAAAGCATAAATTTCTAAATCTGGAAAATGGTGTTTAAATTGTACACAATGAGATCCTATATTAGCCCCTATATCTAACATTAACCCTTCTTTTGGGAAAAAATTTTGCCATTTATTAAATAATTCAAATTCCCAAAAATTATTATGTTTAACTATATCATCTGAAATCATTTCAGGTGAGTCAAATATAACCATTGGATTGCCTTTAATACTAATTATTTTAGTTGATCTCATTAAATAATTTTATTAAATCTTTTGCTCTATTAAACCAGCTTAAATCATTTGCTGTTTTTAAAGCTTGTTTTATATATTTATTTTTATTTTTTACTATATCATCATATCCTTTCTTCATTTCAAACACATTACGAGGAGCTCTCCATGCACCATGAAAATCAGTATTATGTTCCCAATCAGCTATAATAGGCATTCCACATGCGGCTGCTTCTAACATTGTTAAATTAGGATGACCTGCTTCTAACATTGTTGGATGGACGAATATACGATGAGTTTGATACAATTCCAACAATTCTTCTTCTGTTTGGTCAAATTTTATTTCTAAATTTTTTAAACCAAATACCCAAGGATTAGCACTAAACCAATTTTGATTATTTGATGGACCTGCTATTGTAATTGTAATATCTAACATTTGGGCTAAACCTAATCCATAACCAAATCCTTTTCTATCAAAAGTCGAATCACCTGCTAAACCATTATTAGCTACCATTAATAAATCTCTTGTTCTTTTTTTATTACCTGGTTTATATACATCAGTATTAACGCCGTGTGAAAAATAAACACATTTATCTGGATTCATATAATCAACTAAATATCTAGCTGGCATTAGTGACTTAATTGAACCATTAATTGCATCTAAATTAGTTTTATAAACATGAGATTTTTTACCATAATGATAAACATGATGATCATGTAACTGATAATAATAAGGTACATTATTATTTTGTAATGTTTCTGTTAAATTATGAACATGACATAAAACTACATCAAATTCTCCTGGTTTTATTTGTGATGCATATTTTATCTCTGATTCAACCCCTAGTTTTAAAAAACTTTGGTGAAATTCCCAAACGATTTGTTCAATAGCTCCCCATCCTTTAGGAGGAACGCTTATACCACAGGCTGGATGTACTTGGCATATTTTCATTATTTCCAAAAACTATAAATTCCTTTATCTAATTCATAACTAGGCCATACAAATCTATCTTTCATAGGTTGATCTTTAGCCCAATTCCACATTTCTGTTAATCCTTGTTTCA